TTTTTGATATTTTAAAGAAAAAACTTATCATATATTATGAGCAAGAAAAAACCTGCTAAAAAGATGACTGCTAAAAAAGAAGAGGAAGTAGTGGTTTCTAAGGGCGTTGAAGAAAAACACCTAGAAGAGTTTGAAGTAGTTGACGGAAAAGATAGAGACGCTTTTGAGAAAGAGATCGAAGAGATTAAGGAATTAGAGGAATTGTTAGGTATGCCTCAAATGAACCCCTACGGAACTCTTAATAAAGAGGTTTTTAAGCGCAAGTTAGAGGACTCCTCGGCTTCTGAATTAACAGATTTAGCAGCTAGGCTCGGGCTACCTAGGGAAAGAAATATGAAGTTGCTAAAAGACTCTATTCTTAAATCTTTTGATTTTTACGCTGTAAAACACAACGTAACCGTCCAAGGCCAAGCTAAGCCAATTATAGATCCAAGTTCCCCAGATTACGAATCTACTGTAAAGTTATTTAAGGAATAACTTTATGAATGATCTTGGTAGGATAGCCAGCGGAATTGTTACTTACGATTTCCCGAATGATACGGGGACGTATAATATTGGCTTTGTTTCTGGTTGGTTAGAAACCAACATAGGAGAACTGAATGGATTAATTCATGAAGAGTTTTCTATAGATTCTACTGGGGCTGTGAGGTCGGCTGATACAGGGCTTGCTCCTGTTGAGGAGAATATATGGGCGACTTTATATGAGTTGTATTATTATCAAAAATCCTCAAGAGAAGCTCTTAGGAGTTTCACTTATTCCGACTCAGTTGATTGGATCACTTTAAAAGAAGGGGATACTACAATACAAAGACAGAACAAAAATTCTGTGTCTAAAACCTATATTGATTTATCTAAAGAAGCTAACGAAAGATTAGACAATCTTCTTTATCAGTATAACTACCAAAAATCCTCTCCTGTTCAGGTTGCTGGGACAGACGGAACGACAAACCTTTCTGGAGTTTTAACATAGTATGGCTTCTCTGTTAACAGACGCAGAAAAATCGGCGGTTCAGTCGGCGCTGAGCGACATGCATGATACTTTTGCTAGGAACATATATGTGTATGTAGAAGAAACCTCCTCTGTCCCTGTAGAGCTTAATTATAACCCTTTATATGGCAGAAGGAAAAACACTGCTAAAATATCTTCAGAGCAAACCTTAACTAAATATACATACTCTGCTCGTATTTTTTACAAAAACGAACATAAGGAAGATATTGTTGATGGAAATGGCCAGATGAACTTAATGGCATCAGAGGGGCAAATTAGAATTAAGGTGAAATCTGATGCTTACGAAAAAATAAAAATTTGCTCTAGAATCGAAGTTGATGATCAATTGTATATTGTTGATGGAGATGCAAAAGTTATAGGACCATTTGATGCTCAGTTTTACTCTATATTTTTAAAACGTGAGAACTAATGGGAAGAGGATCTTTTATATCAGCATCAAGACCTGTAGTAACTGTTAACGCAAAAGAACTTTTAAGAGAGTTAACAGTAGACAGGCCCAATTCATCTAGAATGGGGATGGCTCTTAGAAGGGTTATAGAGCCAAAATTACAAGAAAGGCAAAAAGAACTTAGCTCTAAATTTGAAGCTCATCCAATTACTGTAGAGTTAAGTGCGGGGCCAAGATCGTCTAATATAAGTGGGACATTGGGAGGTTACGGAAACCTTTATTCATTCATAGGATTCTCTGAAGGAGAGCGGCCAACGGATGTTATCTCTAGAATATTCAGAGAAAAAATAAAATTTAAAGTAAGAAGAACAGGGAATACAGGTAGATACAAGGTGACTTTTTTCATACCCTCTGTAGATGAAATATATAATTTAACCCCTATTCCGTGGATGACTGGGAAAAGCTGGGCCAAAGCTATGGAAGAAGGTGGTTTAACTAACTTGGGTCAATATCTATTTAGCTCTACTGGTTTTGGTGTTTCAAGGGCTGGGACAGGTATACAGGCCAAAAATAGATCTTCTGGTGTAAGTTTTAGTAGGATGCCTTATATCGGCAAATTAATTAAAGATTTTAAAACAAGCTTACTAAGATTAGATAAATGAAAGCTCAATTTGATCAGAATATTCTATCGAGTTTTTACTTGTGGTTTGAGAACCGCTTGTTGAATTCTAATTCAAAAGCTTATCAAATAGATCTCAGCAACGCTTTTACCTCAGGAACCTTTCCTGATATACCCGCAACTCACATAGCTTTTCAGGGGAAGTATCGTCAGTTAGTAGCAGAGCATAATATAGATAATCCAAACTCTGGATTTTTTTTAGGGAATGGTTTTGTAACTGGTAATTATGACGAGAACGGAGGAGTTTTTACAGATTATGATAATGGTAGATTAATTTTTCCTCAAGCCTCTGGAACTGTTATAGGTAGCACCGCTCTTACTGCAAATTCTACAGTAAAAGAAGTTAATACTTATATTACAAATGATACGGATGCTCAAACTATCCTACATTCAGATTTTAAAGATAGCGCAACAGAACTTCCTTATCAATACGGTCAAACAGAGCAGTATGATGAGCAGACTTACTTTCTTCCAGCTTGCTTTATTTCTGTTGCATCTTCTGATAATACAGAATTTTCTTTTGGTGGCGAGGAGGACACTAGAACAAGAATGCGGGTCATGGTTTTGTCTTTTGATAATTACACTTTAGACTCTGTGCTTTCTCTGTTTAGGGATACAGTTAGGAGAGATATTACTCATATTCCATATGAAGATTTTCCATATGGTTTTTCTTTCTCGCTAAAGGATTACCCATATAGTTATGACAATCTAGTTGCTGCTCAGTCAAGCCCAGTAAAGTCTCACATAGAGGAGGTTTCTGTCTCTAAAATAGTCTCAGAGAGAATTAGGGAAAAATTAAATAAAAATATATCAATTGGTTATATAGACTTTGAATTATGCACTTACCGTTTCCCTAGGCAGTAAATCCGTGTAAGAGAGTGTAAACATTCACACTTTTAATTAAAAAATGGCTTCTTCACAATCTAGAACGAGAATAATCTCACAAAGTAAAGCGGTATATGTGTCAAACACTGGTTTGATTGGCGACTTAAGTGCTGGTCTAAAGGCAAACTCAGGTGTTAAACCGCCCCAACTTCATCGTGTTGATACTTTTTCTTTTGATATTGATATTGCAGGTGGACGGCAAGATATCAGAGAATTTGGTCAATTAGCGCGAATCGGAACAATCACCCTCGGTGATTTAAACCCCTCTTTTTCACTTGGATACTACCTTGGGGATGGGGAGAATGAATTTAACTTGGGATTCCAAACAAACGGAATCACAGACGCTTCTGCTCTCAAGAGTCAATTTATTTCTGGCATTCTTGCAGAAGCTCCAAACAAAAGGGAAAAGAACTTGTATGTGCTGACCAGTGCAGAAGGCAAGGACGCTTTCGCTACAGATGGAAGTAATGCTGGCATGACCGCTGCTCAACGTCTTGAGACAGGGAATAAAGGCATTTTGTTCGGATCTTTTATTGATAATCCGACAGGGACATACACTGCGGCAGAAATGGCTAGTCAAGATGTTGTATCTTTCGGAAACTGCAACTTTGAGAGCTATACAGTTAATTTTGCTGTTGGTGAAATCCCAAGGGTTGATATCGAAGGAACAGCAGAAAACATCACTTTTGATACTGCCAACTCTGGTATTTATAATCCAGCTTTGAATAAAGCAGGAGGCAGGGCTGATACTGGTCAGCTTATGCTTGGAACTCCTAGCACTGGTAATATGGATGTCTTGGTTCTTCGCCCAGAAGATGTGACACTTTCCTTTAGTGATGGAGACTTCACGTTTGGTGGAACAGATTTAACGGACATGCATGTCCAAAGTGCCTCTATCGAGGTTCCTCTTTCAAGGACTCCTATTGAAGCTCTTGGTTCGGCTAAAGCAGTCGCTAAACCACTTGACTTCCCAATTAATGTTACAATGTCAGTGAGTGCGCTTCTTAAGAATATTAGCGCAGGACAAATTGACAAAATTTTAACTGGTAATGCTGGTAATGAAACAACAAATATTACCTTGAAGGTTAAAGGCGAAGATGGGTCTGAAAAGCATAGATACATCTTGCAGAAAGCAACCTTAGATAATCAGTCTTTCTCGGTTGGTTTAGATGATAACGAAACTATTGACTTAACCTTCTCTACTCAAATTGGTGGAGACAACCAAGTTGATCAAGGTTTCTTCTACTCTGGTGCTTGCACGGCAGGAGGAGTTGTTAATCTTCCTGAAAACTATAGCACATCATTTGGGGGCAGAAACTACCCACAAGGGTTCTACTATAGGAAAGACAATAGTAAGGGAGTATATTCCTCCGATGATGGAGCAGGTTCATAAGGCTTAACCCCAAAAACCCTTATATATAAAAGCCCCGCAGAGATGCGGGGCTTTTTTGTGTAAAGTAGTGTATGGCGATAAATAGAGTCCATTCTAGTGAAGCTCAGCTTTTTGTAGGTGATCAGCGGATACCCGCTGTTAGCTCGCTAGATATAAGTTCTTCTAAAGAAATTGAATACATACCTAGGCTTGGTGCTGGGCATTCGGTCGAAGGGGTTCTTATGCCAAATCAAAATAGCACATTGAGTTATGGCATAACGCTTACGACTGGGGCCACAGGAATAGATCCTTTTTATAGCTATCAACAAATGCAGTCTGGATTTTTATCTACTGGCAGCTTTGAGTTTAAAGTTAAAGATTTGGCTGGGGTTGAAACAATATCAGGAGCTTCTTTAACAAGCTACAGCTTAAATGGGAGTGTGGGTAGTGTGGTTGCTGGAAATTCCACCTATGTGGGAGACGGCGCTATTTTTACTCCAAATGGAGCGTTAGAAAGAAAAGATCAAAGCAAAGATCTCTTTGACGGTTTCTTTTCTCCTAAAAAAATAGAAGTAACAACTACGACTAATGGCGAGGAGGGTATTAGTTCTTCTACTTTACATATACAAGATTTCACTATTAATGTCGGAATAGACAAGGTTCCTATAACCAGATTAGGGACTAGGGTTCCAATAACAAGGTTCCCCACCTTACCTTCTCAGGGAAGCTTATCATTTAATGTAATTAAAAATCAAGTAACGGGGTTAGATTTATCTTCTTTAATTTGCGAGAGTGGGGTAATTAAAATTGATTTAAAAGATATAAACAATAACTCTGTATTAGATTTTGTTACTAGTGGGTGCTGCTTAGAAACAGTGGATGAGAGCACTTCTTTAGATGATAATACAACATTAAGCTTTAATTACTATTTCCCAATAATACAATGATTGAAACTGGAAGTTTACCTCAATATCAAAATTCTGTTCACAGGATTTTAATAGATATTGATAGTCCTTTAAGTGGTTTTGAACTCCACTTAATGGAAACAGGTAGTGGAGCAGGAGCTTTTAAAACAGCTAATTTGGTCACCTTTTCTGGGCAGGAGGGCTACCTATTTGATCAGAGCGGAAACTTCTTTGGGGGCTATCAAAGCGGATCTCCTTTTGAATTAAGTGTTTTTTACGATCACTCAAATAGGACTTTTTCTTACTATCATGACAATAAGTTTATTGCGAACAGTTTGGATGTAACTGGCGCTTCGGTATTAGATACTGGAAACGTAAATTTTATAATGTTTGATAAGCACGGAGACTCTTCTGTTTCTGTCGTCTCAAGTGGAACTATAGGTTGATATTATCTTTTTTATTTATATAATAATAAAATGAAAGAGATATATTCATTCGATGTCAAAAGGGAAGTTCAAAAAGAAGTCCCTCACATTAAGAAAACCAAGGACGGTCCTGTAGAGACAACAAAGAGGGTTAAAAAAACTATTAAAAACAAGGTTATTTTCACTAAACCATCTATATCTCAGATGGAGGATGCCGACTTTTATTATGGCCAAAAATACAATGAGTTTATCAATGCTGGCTTCTTGACAAGGGCTATGCTTGCTAAAAAAATGGGGGACATTGGGGGTATGACCTCCAAAAAAATGGAAGAACTCATGAGTGAGTTGGTTGCGGAGAATATAGAAGCTGCAAAAACTATACAGTTTTTTGGTGGTAGCAAAACCCTAGATGAAGAGCAAAAAAAACAGCTTGAAGACGCTGAGCTAAAATATACTGAGACCAGTAAACAAATCCAGACATTGGAAACAGATCTACGCTCCCAGTTTTCTCAAACAGCAGATTCTAAGGCAGAACAAAAGCTTATAGAATGGTTTATTGTTAACTTCACTTATTATGAAGACTCAATCGCTGAAGACGACAAGAAAGAAACATTCGCTTTATTTGAAGGAGAGAATTTCTCAGAAAAAAGAGAATATCTATTAAGCTTACAGCAGGATATTGAGGATATTGAGGATTCTGCGTTACTAAAGGCTAAGAATATTTTCGACTCATCTTTTCAGACTTTGATCAGGGTTTCTAGTATTTGGTATAACAAGATGGGAGAAGATCAAAAGAGTATTGAGAAAGCCTTAGAGGATCTTTTTGAAGAAGATGGAGAAGAACCATTACAAGATTCATAGAGACCTTCTAGATATTGTCCGTGGATACAGTGAGTTAGTTTTTGCAGAGGAGGTTTTCTATTTTAAGCATTTCTCTGTGGAGCAGAGTCTTGAGCATGAATCTCTTGTGGAGGTAGATATTGAAAAATCTAAGAAAAGTGGGATAAAAACAAAAGAGGAAATATTAGAATCAGCTAAAGTCACAGGAGCTTGGTCTGATGCAAGTGAGGAGGATCTTAAGTCCAAGAAATGGGTTTTAAATAAATCTCTTACTGCTTTATCTAAAATACAAGACGACAATCAAAGAAAAATATTCAATAAGCAAATTGAAAATCAAAGGGAAGACTTGAGGTTGTTAGAGGCTAAGAGAACAAAATTATTAGCTTATAGTGCTGAAAATTTAGCTGAATCTAAAAAGATTAATAGGTTAACGGAAGCGGCCTTATTCTCTGATTCAGATTTTGGAAAGCCTGTAAAGGAAGAGTATAGGTTGCTTTTGTCGCCGTTGCTATTCTCTAGATATGCTAGCTTAATGGAAAGGAATAATCTCTTGATGATATCTTTTCACGGGG